ATGAAAAATATGGCAGACAAAGTAACCACTGCCGCTGCTTACACCACATCTGGGGCAACCTTTCTGGCGGGGAGTATGTCATTAAATGAATGGCTGGCTCTCGGCGGTTTCGTTCTGGCAGTCTTTACGTTCGCCATAAATCTGCATTACCAACGAAAACGAGATCGCCGAGAAGAAAACGCTCTACGGATGCAGTACGGAGACCGGCGCAATGAGTCAAATAATCCCCCTGCTTAATTACGAAGAGGGTTATCGTGAGAAACCATACATTGATACCGAAGGCTATCCGACAGTGGCTTGCGGTATCAAGATTGGCCCTAAGGGCGCTTCGTTAAGCAATTACACCTTCACCGTTCCGCGAGATGTTGGTGACGTATGGCTTGAGTCATTCGTCAAAACCACAATCAGCAAGATGAACGCTAATCCTTCCATTGTTGCGGCAATGAAATCCTGCAACCCTGCACGTCGAGACATCCTGATAAGCATGGCTTACCAGATGGGTGTTAATGGTCTGGCAGGATTCAAGAACACGCTCGCAATGATAGCGGCAGGAAACTATGCAGGCGCAGCCAACGGAATGCTATCAAGCCTGTGGGCTAAGCAAACACCTAATCGCGCCAAACGTCATGCTGAAGTGATGCGCACCGGTGAGATGACTGCATATGCGGGGCTGCTATGAAACTTCGACTCGTTGATGACTGGCGGCACTGGTGGAGATGGAATTCAACAAAAGTGATTCTGGCGCTTGGTGCTCTGCCGACTATCTGGTTTGAGCTTCCTCCAGAATGGAAGGCTGAAATACCTTCAAGCTGGATGCGTGTCGGTGCGATTGTCCTGATGGTTGTTGGCGTTCTGTCGAGGATGACCTTACAGAAGCCACCAAAGGATAAGGGAGATGGGAAATGACCAACCTTATCGCCTCATGCTGGCAATACATCTTCGGCATTGTCGGGATTATCGTTGCTGTACTGGCTGCATGGTTCAGCGGAAAGAGCAAAGGCACAACAGAGGCGAAAGCAAAGGCTGATGTTGAAGCTGCTAACCAAACCGCGAAGCAGTCTCAAGCTGCCACTGATAAGCAAGCCTCAATCATTAAGGTTGCCAAAGATGCAGACCAAAAGAATCAGTCTCTTTCTGATGACGCTGCTCGTGACCGCATGCGCAGATCAAAATACCACTCCGACGATTAAGTACATCAACGTTGATTCAGCCTGCACAGCATTCGGACCGATTATTACTCACGGCAAAGACCCTGAATTGATGGATGCAAGGACAGTGAAGGCGATCAACGCCCACAACGACAAGTGGGATTCATTATGCGAAAACGAGAGCGTGAAATAACACTGCTCTACGGAATGTCACTCATACGTGATGACGTTCTTAACCACCCGCTACCAAAGCACTCAGCCAAAGACAGATTAATCATCTTCGTGCATTACGTATTTGCGTTCTCTTCTGTACTCACATTGGCAGCCTCATCAATCATCCTGATTCTTTCGTTCATCCCTACTGTGGGATAACAAATAAAGGTGTTTCAGTGGAAATTAAAATCAATAACCTGCCATCCTTCGCGATCGTTAGGCCTGAACATTCTATTGCAATGGAATTGGTTGAGGTGAAGGTTCCTGTGCCACTAAAGATTGAGCAATTTATTTCCGATTGGTGGCTTCCATTATTAGCGCCGCCAGCCTGGTTCGCATTCATTATCTGGATTTATCAATACCTTTAAACGGAGCCAACAATGGCAGACATTACACAAATGACAGATGCACAGAAACTGAAGCTCGAAGTCTACCGCCTGGTGATGAATGACTCCGCGGCTACCGAAAAGGCCATTGAGTTTATCGCTGGTAACGAGCTGAACTTTGAGCTGTTCAAAGATGCATATGCCAAAACAGCCAATGAAACAACGGCTCTTGCTAAGACCGAGAAAGCAATACGTGAAGCTAAGGAAGTGTTAGACCTTTTCGCATAAACCGTAAGGGGTATGAGATGGTTATCTATAAAGGCCGGGTTTATGGAATGCCTGGGCCCACAGGATCGCAAGGTCCAATAGGACCTCAAGGACCAACCGGCCCCGCAGGTGCTACTGGTGCAACAGGACCAGTTGGAGCTACCGGTGCCACTGGGTCAATTGGTCCCCAAGGCGTCGGCCTATCTCCTGGTACAGGTATAACCACTGCGGTAACGCTCGGAACCTCATTCCGGGCAACAGACACAACGAAGCCTCACTTCCTCTCTGTGATGATTGATGTTGCCTACTCAATAACACTGGCCGCAACGCTGGCTGATGTTGTCGAGCTATGGGTAGGCCCAGTATCAGCTGACGTTGCTTCAGGTAATACTGCAACAGCCAAGCGAGTTGCTTCATTCAGGTCATCTCTAACCGGTATCGCAGTATCTATAGGAATGGGCTCAGGTGACAGAGGTCAATTAACCTGGCTTGTGCCTGCTGGCCATTACTGCGCAGTACGTAGAACAACAGGAACCACAGCAACCATCTCTGAAGTATTCATGCAGCCATTAACGTAAAGGAGTTAACCATGGCGATTAACACATCAATGCTAACGGTTGGCTCTGCATGGATTCAGGTAACTGACGGAACGCAGACTAAAACAGTTCAGGTGCTTTCTGGAGCCGTGCGCTTAGCGGATGCAACAACCAATCCGGGAAATGGCTTCTGGCAGGGTCATATGCTGACCGATAACGACGATAATTGGGCAACGATTACCCCTCCAACTATCGCCTGGATTCGAACCGCTTCAAATGACGGCGACTCAGCCGAAGTCTCTATCAGCTAAAGGAACAATCATGGCAATTACATCTATTCAGACAGCAACGGCTGGCTCTGTCGCTAACCTCGTCACTGTGGTTAAGGCACACATCGCTGCATCGCGATTCCCGCAAGGCAGTCTACGTGGTGTGCATGCAACTATCAGTAAGACGGAATACTTCCAGGTTGTAGCAGCAGGCGGCACTACAGCAACGGATTACGACATCGTGGTAAGTCAGGATCGCGCTGATTTCACTATCAAGTGCAACGCGAAGATTTCTGCCGGCTTCCTGCCATTGGGTGACATGGTCGTCATTCAGATGGGCCCTGGTCGCACAGTAGAGTACGCACAAGCATTCACTAAGGCGTAATGAACTATGGCGACTGAGAGAAGCAAAGGCGGTCGCCCTTCTGATTATCTACCAGAGGTAGCCGCCGACATATGCTCAAGGCTTTCTGATGGTGAAAGCATTCGTTCTATCTGCAAACGTCCTGGCATGCCAGCAAAGGCAACGATATTCCGCTGGATAGCAGAACATTCTGAGTTTAGAGACCAGTACGCGAAAGCCACAGAGAGTCGTGCTGACGCCATCTTTGAAGAAATGATGGATATTGCTGACACGGTGGTTGAAGAGAGTGCGGCTGTATCGAAAGCAAGGTTACAGGTTGATACGCGTAAGTGGATTCTCTCTCGCATGGCTCCAAAAAAATATGGCGACAAGATTACCAATGAGATAGTCGGCAAGGATGGCGGTGCTATCCAGATTGAAACCTCACCAATGAGTACGCTATTCGGAAAATGACAACGATTAACCCTATCTTCCAACCGTTCATCGAGGCGCATCGCTACAAAGTCGCCAAGGGTGGGCGAGGTAGCGGTAAGTCATGGGCAATAGCAAGATTACTTATAGAGGCAGCAAGGCGTCAGGCGATTCGAATCCTGTGCGCTCGTGAGTTGCAGAACAGCATCAGTGACTCAGTAATCAGGTTGCTTGAGGACACAATAGAGCGTGAAGGCTATGCGGCTGAGTTCGAAATACAGCGCTCTATGATTCGACATCTTGGCACTAACGCCGAGTTCATGTTCTACGGCATCAAGAACAATCCTACGAAGATAAAGTCACTCGAAGGTATCGATATCTGTTGGGTGGAAGAAGCTGAGGCTGTAACGAAGGAGTCGTGGGATATCCTCATCCCAACAATCCGTAAGCCGCACTCTGAGATATGGGTCAGCTTCAACCCGAAGAATATCCTGGATGATACCTATCAGCGTTTTGTGGTCGATCATCCAGATGACATCTGCCTGCTGACTGTTAACTACACCGACAATCCGCACTTCCCAGAGGTTCTTCGGTTGGAGATGGAAGAGTGCAAGCGGCGTAATCCAACTCTCTATCGTCACATCTGGCTAGGTGAGCCGGTAAGCGCAAGTGATATGGCAATCATCAAACGCGAATGGCTTGAAGCAGCTACAGATGCGCACAAGAAGCTTGGATGGAAAGCAAGGGGCGCTATAGTTTCTGCGCACGACCCATCAGATACCGGGCCAGACGCTAAGGGTTATGCATCGCGCCACGGCTCTGTAGTGAAGAGAGTTCTCGAAGGCTTACTGATGGATGTGAATGAAGGCTCTGACTGGGCTACTTCTCAGGCCATTCAGGATGGTGCAGACCACTACCTTTGGGATGGTGACGGGATTGGGGCTGCATTACGCAGGCAAACTACTGATGCATTCAGTGGCAAGAAGATAACCGCTACGATGTTCAAGGGTAGCGAATCACCATTTAACGAAGATGCGCCATATCAGGCCGGAGCCTGGGCTGATGAAGTGGTGCAGGGTGACAATATCCGCACTATCGGCGATGTGTTCAGAAACAAGCGGGCGCAATTCTATTACACGCTGGCTGACAGGCTGTATCTGACTTATCGCGCAGTTGTTCATGGCGAATATGCCGATCCAGACGATATGCTTAGTTTCGACAAAGAGGAAATAGGCGAGCATATGCTAGAAAAGTTGTTCGCAGAACTCACTCAGATACAGCGCAAATTTAACGGTAATGGCAAGCTTGAGCTCATGACTAAGGTCGAAATGAAGCAGAAGCTTGGTATTCCATCCCCTAACCTGGCAGACGCACTGATGATGTGCATGCACTGCCCGGCATTAGCTCCAGAAGAAACGGACATCTACGTTCCCTCATCCTCCGGTTGGTAAAAATGGCAGAGACATTAGAGAAAAAACATGAGCGCGTCATGCTCAGGTTTGACCGCGCCTATACGCCGCAGCAAGACGTGCGCGAAAAGTGCATTGAGGCTACGCGATTCGCTCGTGTTCCTGGCGGTCAATGGGAAGGAGCAACAGCAGCGGGAACCAAGCTTGATGACCAGTTCGAGAAGTACCCGAAGTTTGAGATTAACAAGGTAGCGACTGAGCTTAACCGCATCATCGCTGAGTACCGTAATAACCGCATCACTGTTAAGTTTCGCCCGGGCGACAAAGAGGCCAGCGAAGAGTTAGCGAACAAACTGAACGGCCTGTTCCGCGCTGACTACGAAGAGACGGATGGCGGAGAAGCTTGTGATAACGCATTCGATGACGCAGCAACAGGTGGCTTTGGCTGCTTCCGTTTAACGTCGATGCTGGTAAACGAATATGACCCGATGGATGAGCGGCAACGCATCGCTATCGAGCCAATCTACGACCCGTCACGTTCTGTCTGGTTCGACCCTGACGCGAAGAAGTACGACAAGTCAGACGCGTTGTGGGCGTTCTGCATGTACTCGCTATCACCAGAGAAGTACGAGGCTGAGTACGGTAAAACACCGCCTGCATCGCTCGATGTGACGACAATGACCAGTTGGGAATATGACTGGTTCGAGCCTGAAGTAGTGTACATCGCTAAATACTACGAGGTGCGCAAAGAATCGGTTGACGTCATCAGCTATCGCCAGCCATTAACTGGTGAGATTGCAACCTACGACAGCGACCAGATTGAAGATATTCAGGATGAGTTAGCCATTGCGGGCTTCGAAGAGGTTGCCAGACGTTCTGTTAAACGCCGACGAGTCTATGTCTCAGTGGTTGACGGCCAGAACTTTCTTGAGAAGCCACGCCGCATTCCCGGCGAGCATATCCCTCTCATCCCTGTGTATGGCAAGCGCTGGTTCATTGACGACATTGAGCGCGTCGAAGGTCATATTGCTAAAGCCATGGACCCACAGAGGCTATACAACCTCCAGGTGTCTATGCTGGCCGATACGGCAGCGCAAGACCCAGGGCAAATCCCTATTGTCGGCATGGAGCAGATACGAGGCCTTGAGAAGCACTGGGAGGCTCGCAATAAGAAACGTCCTGCGTTCCTGCCATTGCGTGAAGTGAAGGACAAGGCCGGAAACATCATTGCAGGTGCAACGCCAGCAGGTTACACGCAGCCAGCAGTAATGAATCAGGCTCTGGCGGCGTTACTTCAGCAGACCAGTGCTGACATTCAGGAAGTAACCGGTGGCAGCCAGGCAATGCAGCAGATGCCAAGCAACATTGCACAGGAGACGGTGAACAACCTGATGAACCGTTCAGACATGGCATCGTTCATCTACCTGGACAACATGGCAAAGAGCCTGAAACGTGCAGGTGAGGTCTGGTTGTCCATGGCTCGTGAGGTTTACGGTTCAGATCGCGAGGTTCGCGTCGTCAACGAGGATGGCACTGACGACATCGCACTGATGAATGCGCAGGTTGTCGATCGTCAGACCGGGCGAGTAGTTGCACTGAATGACCTGTCTACTGGTCGATACGATGTCACCGTTGATGTTGGTCCGAGCTACACAGCGCGGCGTGATGCTACGGTATCAGTTCTGACGAATGTACTCAGCACGATGTTGCCAAATGACCCTATGCGCCCTGCTATTCAAGGAATAATCCTGGATAACATCGACGGTGAAGGTCTGGATGATTTCAAAGAGTACAACCGCAACCAGCTTCTAACCTCTGGCATTGTTAAGCCACGCAACGAGAAAGAGCAGCAGATTGTCATGCAGGCACAGCAGGCGGCGGCAAATCAGCCTAACCCTGAAATGCTCATTGCACAGGCTAATTTGGTTGCAGCGCAGGCCGAAGAGAAGAAAGCTGACAATGAGACCCGCAACACACTCATCAAGGCGTTCACTGCGCAGCAAGATGCACAGGAAAGCCAGGCAAACGTTGTTTACAAGCTTTCTCAGGCTGAACACATCAATAAACAGGGCGTCATGGATGCCATCAAGCTTCTGAATGAAGTCCTTCAATCGCAACAATCACAAATACCTACATCACCACAGTCACCGGCAGACTCAATGCCGAGCTAAGCAGGAGTAATCAATGGAAAGCGAACTGATCATCGACGGTCAGGTTATTGACCTGTCTGAAAAACAGGAATCAGCCGAAGAAGTAACCACTGAGCAACCTCAACCTGAAGAGAAAGCCCAGGAATTGGAAGCGAAAGCGGAGACCGAGAGTGAACAGGCCGAAGAGCAGCCGGAAGAATACTCCCTGCGCGTCGGTGATGAAGAAATCCCACTGACGGAAGAGGATGACGATCACGTAGATGGTCAACCTGCACCTCAGTGGGTGAAAGATTTACGCAAGAACAACCGCGAGAAAGATAAAGAGTTACGGGAACTGCGCCGCCAGCTTGAGCAAGTCCAATCCAGGCCGACAGAGCAGCAACCACAGCAGCAAACAGACGCCATCCCGCCTAAGCCGACTCTTGAGTCGTGCGAATACGACGAGGCAGCGTTTGAACAGGCAATGACTGACTGGCATGAGAAAAAGAGCCGTGCCGAACAGCAGATGCAGCAGAAAGAACGCCAGCAACAGGAATATCAGCAGCGTTTCCAGCAGCGGGTAGAAGCCCATAAGCAGCGAGCCGCCAAACTCCCAGTGAAAGATTACCAGGAGATGGAGGAAATCGTGAGAGCAGAGGTGCCAGACCTGCATAAGGAAATACTGATTCACTGTGCCGACGAAGGCTCAGAACTGATTGCCTACGGGCTAGGTAAGAGCCAGCAACTACGCCAGCGTGTAGCCGCTGAGACAGACCCAATTCGCGCAGCATTCCTCTTAGGTCAGATTAGTAAGCAAGTACATCTTGCGCCGAAGCCTAAGAAAGCCATCAAACCAGAGCCGGAAGTTCGAGGTGGCGGCGCTGATGCGAAACAAGACGACTTCAACAAAAAATGTCCCGGCGCAATCATCGAATAAAGGAAACTGCTAAATGGCTACTAACAATCTCGACAGCAACGTCAGTCAAATCGTCCTGAAAAAATTCCTGCCGGGCTTCATGTCCGACCTGGTTCTCGCTAAAACCGTAGACCGCCAGTTGCTGGCAGGTGAAATCAACTCCAGCACCGGCGATAGCGTAAGCTTCAAACGTCCGCACCAGTTTGCATCACTGCGTACTGCAACAGGTGATATCTCCGGTCAGGCCAAGAACAACCTGATTTCAGGTAAAGCAACTGGCAAGGTCGGTAACTACATCACCGTAGCGGTTGAATACGGTCAGTTGGAAGAGGCTATCAAGCTGAACCAGTTGGACGAAATTCTGGCTCCAGTTCGTCAGCGCATCGTCACTGACCTGGAGACAGAGCTTGCTAAGTTCATGATGAACAACGGCGCTCTGTCGCTTGGAAGCCCGAACACCCCAATCAACAAATGGTCCGATGTTGCGCAGACCGCATCCTTCCTGAAAGACCTTGGCGTTGAGGAAGGCGAGAACTATGCGGTAATGGACCCATGGTCCGCACAGCGCCTGGCTGATGCTCAGTCTGGCCTGCATGCATCTGATCAGCTTGTACGCACCGCATGGGAGCAGGCACAGATTGCCTCTAACTTCGGCGGCATCCGTGCGCTGATGTCTAATGGCCTGGCGTCACGTACTCAGGGCGCATTTGGCGGTACGTTGACTGTATCTACCGCGCCGACCGTTACTTACAACGCGGTGAAAGATACCTATCAGTTCACTGTTACACTGGCTGGCGCAACCGCATCTGTTACCGGATTCCTGAAGGCCGGTGATCAGATTAAGTTCACCAACACCTACTGGCTGCAACAGCAGAGCAAGCAGGTTCTGTATAACGGCTCAACCCCAATCAGCTTTACCGCTACTGTTCTGGCGGATGCTAACTCCACTGCGGGTGGCGCTGTTACTGTTACGCTGTCTGGCGTCCCAATCTACGACACCACTAACCCTCAGTACAATGCAGTGAGCCGTCAGGTTGCAGCCGGTGATGCCGTAACTGTAATTGGTACTGCCGGTCAGACCATGAAGCCGAACCTGTTCTATAACAAGTTCTTCTGCGGCCTCGGCACCATCCCTCTGCCAAAACTGAATAGCATCGACTCAGCAGTCGCAACTTACGAAGGTTTCTCCATCCGAGTGCACAAATACTCAGACGGTGATGCCAACGTACAGAAAATGCGTTTCGACCTTCTGCCAGCTTATGTGTGCTTTAACCCTCACATGGGCGGTCAGTTCTTTGGCAACCCGTAATCACAAGGGGCGTCGGCCCCTTTCTTTTTGAGGAGGCGATATGGATCGCATGAGTGTATTCCTTACAGCAGATAACGAAGCCGGTCATGTTCAGGCTGTTATTGCAGAGAAAGACTTCCCGATTTACGAAAAGCTCGGCTTTGTCGCATCAGTCGATGACCTCAAGCCAGCAACCAAACGCGGACGTAAGGCGGCAGACAATGGCGACGACTCTAACAAAGGGTGAAATCGTACTATTTGCACTGCGTAAGCCAGCGATTGCCTCAAATGCCACCCTGACTGATGTAGAGCCTCAGTCTGTCGAGGATGCCATTCAGGACCTCGAAAATATGATGTACGAGTGGCAGATTAATCCTGGAGAAATCGGATATTTATTCGCGGCGGATGGTGAGGAGCCGTTGCCGGACGATGACTCCGGACTGCCGCGCAAATACATGCAGGCCGCTGGTTACCAGTTAATGCTGCGCATTCTTTCTGACTATAACCTTGAGCCATCAGCAAGTGTGCTTACGAACGCCCAGCGCTCTTATGACGCACTTCTGACAGATACCCTTGTCGTTCCATCAATGCGCCGTCGTGGTGACTTCCCTGTTGGCCAGGGTAATAAATATGACGTGTTCACATCAGACCGTTACTACCCTGGCGACCTACCACCAATAGACGGTGACGTCCCAAATCCATAGGTGAGTAAATGCCGATTCAGCAATTGCCGTTAATGAAGGGAGTCGGCAAAGACTTCACCAATGCCGATTACGTTGATTTCCTGCCTGTGAACATGTTGGCAACACCGAAAGAGGTGCTCAACTCTAACGGTTATCTGCGTTCTTTCCCTGGAATTAAGAAGCTTCAGGATGTAGCAGGTATTAGCCGTGGCTCTATGTACAACACGCATGAGAATGCTGTGTACCGGGTGTGCGGAAACTCTATCTATAAATCAGGATCATCTATTGGAGGGGTTCCTGGAGTCTCAAGGGTAAGCATGGCTTGCAGTTATAACAGCCAGGCGGTTGGCGCCAATGGAACAATGACGCTATTCCGCTATGGCGGAACGACAAAAACCCTCAGCAACTGGCCTACATCAACTGGCTATGTCCAGTATGAGCTCGGCAGCTTGCGGGATATGTGTCGAAACCGCTCTCGTTACATCTGGAGCAAAGACGGAACTGACTCATTTTTCATAAGCGACCTTGAAGATGAATCAAAGCCAGACCGTTACGCCGCTGAATACCGGGCAGAGAGCCAGCCGGACGGAATCATCGGCATAGATAACTGGCGTGACTTCGTGGTTTGCTTTGGAACATCGACGATCGAGTATTTCAACCTTACAGGTAACGCATCTGCGGTTGGTGTCGCAATTTATCAATCTCAACCGTCAATGATGGTGCAGAAGGGTATTGCCGGAACTTACTGCAAAACGAAATACGCCGACACCCACGCAATCATCAGTCATCCTGCAACTGGTGCACCATCGGTATATCTGATTAACTCCGGTGCTGTTCAGCAGATTGCCACATCAACTGTGGAGAAATTACTCCAGAGTTACAGTGCTGATGAACTTGCTTCTGCCTACATGGAAACTACACGGTTCGAAGCTCACGAACTGCTGCTGATTCACCTGCCACGGCATGTGATGGTTTATGACGGTTCAGTCAATCAGGGTGGTGCGCAGTGGGCAATCCTCAAGACCGGCGTCTTCGATGATGTTTATCGTGCGGTAGACCTGGTTTACGAGGGTAATGCGATCACCTGCGGTGACAAGCTAACCGGTCAGCTTGGCGTCATGGATAAGTCAATATCCAGCCAGTACACCGATCAGCAGGAGCATTTGCTTTACACGCCGCTATTCAAAGCAGATAACGCACGAGTATTCGACTTTGAGCTTGAATCCAGTACAGGCGTATCGCAGTTCGCGGAGCGCATGTTTATCTCGGCAACCACGGACGGGATTAACTATGGTCGTGAACAGATGATTCCATGGAATGCGCCATTCCGTTATGACCAGCGAGCCATCTGGAAACGCCTCGGTCGCATCCGCAAGAACATCGGATTTAAGATACGAATTATAACCTCATCGCCCGTTACGCTTAGCGGGTGTCAGGTAAGGATAGAGTGATGGCAGATGAACCACAAAAGGTTAACGTGCAATCGCGTCGCGTTGACTCTTCAATCCTTCCCAACACATTCAGCCAACCGTATCGCCTCTACATCATCCAGCAAAACACCGACATGCTCAGCATCGCAAACGCTGCTAACAATGCTGGCGAGCTTGCTTATGAGGCGACTGTTAAGAACGAACAGCAAGATGTAATACTTGAGGACCATGAAAGCCGGATTTCAGCATTACGCGTTGAAGTTGACGATCACGAAATCCGCATAACCGGAAACACTTCTGCAATTTCTGCTCTATCAGTCAGGGTCACGACAGCGGAAGGAAACATCACTACGCTACAGGCTGATGTCTCTGCGTTGCAGACCAACGTTTCCGCTTTGACGACTCGCGTTGCTACAGCAGAGGGAAACATAACCACTCTGCAAGGTGACTACGTTTCGAAGTCTGCCGTAGCATCGCAAACACTGGCATCCCCACTTAACGTATCGACCTCTTACTCTGTCGGCGGAACTAAGGTTGTAGGCGCACGTAACACAGGCTGGACAGCATCAACAGGCACCGGATCTAAAGCCGGGATAAATGGAAGCACGACGTACACCGTTAGCGCCACGTACACGCAGTCAGAGATTCAGGCCATGGCAACAGGGCTGCAACAGGTTAGGCAGCTTGCAGTGGCCTTACAGACAGCATTAGGAGCAACATCCGGTCACGGGTTGATAAACGCATAATGCACATAAAGCTCATCGATAATCCGGTGAAGCTTGCAGAATTTCTCAATAATCCAGAAAACACAGGAAATATCGTCGACAGCGGGGATAAATACTTCATCAAGCCCGATGCAGTATATCTCGGCATCTACGAGGGTGTTTTATTGGCTGGCGTTCATGAAGTGCGTAACTTCTGGCACAGCGTAGTTGAATGTCACGCCATCTACTCTCCTGGCTTTCGCGGTGAATATGCCCTCAGCGGTCACCGGTTATTCTGCAAATGGCTTCTCGATAATTCCCCATTCCTGAACAGCGTTACCATGGTTCCAGACACTACAAAATACGGGCGTGCGCTAATACGCCTGCTTGGTGCAACGCGTATTGGTCATCTCGATGATGCGTACATGAGCAATGGGAAACCTGTCGGAATCACCCTCTATCAATTACCTCGCTCGAAATATGAGGAGCTATTAAATGCTAATTCATCAAATTGCCAATAAGCACCTCAACAAAGCGGTGTATCAGAAAGGTGGCGGTGATAACGGAGCCGGTGCGCAAGCTGATGCTACGAAAAAAGGTATCGAGCTACAGCGTGAAATGTGGCAAACGAACATGCAGAACCTTGCACCGTTCACTCCACTTGCACAGCAATATGTTTCCCAGCTTCAGAACCTGTCAACGCTTCAGGGGCAGCAGTCAGCACTTAACAGTTACTATGGTTCAAAGCAATATCAGGACCTCGCCAATCAGGCTCGATATCAGAGCCTTAACGCTGCCGAAGCAACTGGCGGACTTGGCTCTACCGCAACAAGCAATCAGTTAGCCACCATCGCGCCTACGTTAGGGCAAAACTGGCTTTCAGGTCAGATGAATAACTACCAGAACCTAGCAAATATTGGTCTCGGCGCGCTTACCGGACAGGCTACGGCAGGGCAGAACTACGCCAACAATGCGAGTCAGTTATATCAGCAGCAGGCTAATGCAGCAGCAGCCAATGCTAACCGCCCTTCAGGTTTGCAGACAGCACTTGGCGGAGCGGCATCAGGCGCAGCAATCGGAACATCAATCATGCCTGGCTGGGGCACAGCAATTGGTGCAGGTATTGGCGCGCTTGGTTCACTTTTCTAAGGGGAAATCATGGCTACATGGCAGCAGTCAGGCAGCCCGGGAGGGTTGCTGGCAGGTCTTGGCGGGGTAAACACAAACGCACCACAAGCCAGTGATGCAAACACAGCGCTCGCCTTCATTCGTCAGAACAATGAAGATGAACGCTCAGGCCGTAACAACATTGGCTTGCAGGCATTGCAGGGCATTGGCTCAGTGATGGATATCTACAAGCAACAGGAGCAGGCCCAGAGAAAGCAGCAATTCCAGCAGGACTATGGTCAGGCCTACGCGTCAGGTGATCGAAATGCTATGCGACAACTGGCCGCACAATACCCTGACCAGGTAGATGCTGTTCGTAACGGCATGAAGTTTGTCGATGAAGACCAGCGCGCTACTGTTGGAAATCTTGCTGCTGCTGCCCGCCTTGCTGCTACCTCACCAGAAGCGATGGGAGCTTGGTTGCAGAACAACTCGGCAGACCTGCAACGAGTAGGACTGGACCCGGCAGACATTGCGCAAACCTACCAGCAAAACCCGAAACAGTTCGGTGAGTTCGTTGACCATCTTGGCATGGCAGCACTCGGACCAGTTGATTACTTCAATGCTCAGGACAAGATTGTTGGTCAGGCGCTGAACCGAGATAAGCTCAACGAAACTATCCGGAGCAATCAGGCTGGAGAGTCTTTACAGCGTCGTGGGCAGGATATTACCGCACGAGGTCAGGATATCTCAGCAGCGACAGCGCGCCGAGGTCAGGACATGGCTAATCAACGCGCAAATGCATCCGGAAATGCAGGCTCTGATGGTCGCACTGTTCAACTGTCAGATGGTCGTACCGTGCAAATCGTTGGCAAGCTTCACGGTGCTGGTCAGAACGCATTCTATGAAGGCGTAGACAATGCAGGAAACACCGTTCGTGTACCAGCAAGCTCAATAGCAGCGCCTGCAACATCGGCAGCATCTGCGCAGAATTACGCAATGTCTAAAGACCTGAACGCAATCCTGAACGCACCAACTGAGAAGCTTGACTTCATGACTGGTGTAACGGGCGGTAACGGATCGCCCTCATGGGATGCTGAAGTCCGTAGTCGTCTTGGTGGTGGCGAGCAGCGTCAACTATTCAATGCGACAAAGCGCATTCAAGGCAAGATGCAGAACCAGGGCATTGCAGCCGCAAGGGATATGGGCGCATCAGGCATCAACACCGTCGCAGAAGCGAAGATGTACTTTCAGGGCATGCCGCAGGTCGACTACTCAAGCCCGGAAGCGATGCAGCAATCACTTCGCGACATTCAGCAGTACACCGACAACTACAACCAGCAGTACAGCGTTGACGTTGGTAATCGAGGCGCTCAGTCCCAGCCTTCACGACCAACACAACAATCTCAACCAGAACAGCAACAGCAGCAAAGCACCGGCTTCTCTTCACTATGGGGTGACTAATGGCTAAGGCATGGAAAGACGTTATTGCCTCTCCGCAGTATCAGGCATTGGCACCAGAGCAAAAAGCACAGGCGCAGGAGCAATACTTCAATGAGGTAGTGGCTCCTCAGGCTGGCAGCAATGCAGAGCAGGCTAAACAGGCTTTCTATGCTGCATATCCAGTGCCATCAACAGAACCTCAGCAAGTACAGCAACCGCAGCAGGAATCTCAGCCACAAGAACAGGGCGGATTCCTGTCGGACCTGGGTAACGCGGCAGCAGAAACAGGGCGTGGATTGCTTCAGGCGGGCGTGAACCTGGCCAACATCCCTGCATCAATGGCTGATGCTGTAGCGAGCGCAGGGGCATGGGCTGGCAATAAGTTGGGCCTTGGTGATGGAACATACCAGCCAGCGCCACGTGTAACCACCGAAGGGTTAGCACAGGATTTAGGCCTTCAGCAAGGAGCACTAACTCCTCAGACCACGGAAGGGAAGATATTTTCCGAAGCATTGCCATATCTGACCCCTGTGGGTGCTGAGAGAATTGCCACTCAGGCTCCGACGATTGCCCGTCGTGTAGCGCAAGGAGCATCGCGCTTACTGGCAGAGAACGCAGTAGGCTCTATGGCTGCGAATAGCGAACAGAATAACCCTTCAGCACTGGCAGCAGACCTTGGTACTGGTGTTGTATTGGGTGGCGCTATTAATCAACTTGGGCGCGTTGCTGGCGCTGCCTATCGTGGTGTAAAGGGTGCAATTTCTCCAGAAGCACAGCAGGCGATCCGATTCGCCAATTCTGCCGATGTTCCTCTGCACACAACAGACATATTACCTCCAAATTCGCGTGTAGGACGTATGGCGCAGACCACAGCGGAGAATATTCCCTTCGCTGGCACAAGCACCATGCGAGCAAATCAACAGGAAGCGCGCAGCCAACTGGTCGATGAGTTTGCGTCACGATTTGGTGAATACGATCCTTCTATTGTGGTTGGCAGCCTGAAGTCAAAATCATCTGGAATCCGTAGAGCAGCCGGTAATCGTTTGGAGCAGGTACAGAGCGCAATGGCTGGGGTTAATATCCAGCCTAACCGTGCAATTCAGCAAATAGATAAGGAGATTGCAGAACTGCAAAAGTTAGGCGGGGCTGCTGATACCGAAACGATTTCTAAGCTCAAAGTATATAGAGACGAGCTTTCAAGAAATGCCGGTGCTAGCGGACCAATGGCGATGGACCTCTCTCAGTTAAGTGCTCTGCGCAGCCAGTTTAGGCAGGACGTAAAGGGAGAGCGACAGGCGTTAATCAACAGGTCAGAGGCAGCTGTAAATCGTGTATACAGCGCTATGACAGGGGATATCGACAATGCCATAGGTACAAACCTGGGTAATGACACTTTAAGGCGGTACAAGCAAGCTAATGCCATTTACGCCGATGAAGCTAATAAGCTCCAGAATACGCGCCTGAAAAACGTTCTGATGAAAGGCGATCTGACACCTGAAGTCGTAAACAACATGCTTTTCAGTAAGAACAAATCTGAAGTCCAGAACCTGTATAACTCAGTAGGCCAGATTGGTCGAGCTCAGATGCGTAACGGCATTATCGGCAAGGCAATGGAGAAATCTGGTGGCTCACCTGACCAGTTCCTTCGACAGGTTAATTTGATGTCTAACCAGACGGGAATCGCGTTTAAAGGCCGTGATGCTGCATACCTGAAAGGGATGAAGAACTATCTTGAGTCAACGAAGCGAGCAGGGCAGGCAGGAGTTACAACACCAACCGGTCAGCAGACTATCCCATTCATTATGGGTATTGGCACTGTGACTAACCCTGCTTTGATTGGCGTTGGTGGTGGTTATGGACTGCTTGCAAGGATGTATGAGAGCGAGCCAGCACGCAACGCAATGCTTCGCCTGGCTAACACTCCAAGAGGCTCTACAGCCTTTGAGAAAGCGTTATCTGACGTCGAACGCATTGTTAACTCATTCGCTCAGGGTGCGAAGTCTGAAGCGCTAAGTGAATAGGGCGACGCCAACACAGATTCCGAAAATTAAGAAAGCAAAGTTCAAACAGTCTCTTTCCATAAATCCTCCACTCTTTTAACCAATTATAACCGACCTTAACGCAACGCTGCGCAAGTTTTAGCTTGTGCGGCTTTGCTGCGCCCGGAGCACAGTAAATGTCAGATATCACAGCAAATGTTGTAGTGAGTATGCCTAGCCAGTTATTCACTCTGGCGCGATCGTTCAAAGCAGTTGCAAACGGAAAAATATACATCGGCCTGATTGACACAGACCCAACCATCCCGTCAAACCAGATCCAAGTATACATTGAGAACGAGGATGGTAGTTACGTTCCAGTGTCGCAACCTATCATCATTAATGCAGGCGGGTATCCGGTCTATAACGGAAATATTACAAAGTTCGTCACTGTTCAAGGCCATTCCATGGCGGTGTATGACGCATACAATGCCCTGCAATTTTATTTCCCAAATGTACTTGGATATGAGCCAGACCAGTTCCAGGTAAATATCGGATCTAGTGATGGATTTAGATATGTCGGCCAGTGTCCTGACGTCTCCACATTAAGGACTATAGAACCAACCACAAACGGACAGCGCATCCTCCTTCGCGAATACACAGCAGGTACAGGATACGGTGGTGGTCAGTTACGCGCCGTGCTTGATGGTAGCTCTTACACAGACAACGGCGTCACCGTATTCAAAACCACTGGCGGCGCTGCGTGGATTCGAGTTAATGCTGATGTTATCACCTCATTTATGGCAGGAACGGTTCCTGACAATGGAGTGACAGACAACACTATTGCCATCAACAGGTTCCTACAAGCCGGAAAGAATCTTGTCATGGGAGACGGAGTTTTTGGTCACTCTGGGCAAATAGTTCTGCGCACCGGAATATCTTTGAATCTTTCAGGTGCTACATTAAAGCCATCATCAACCCTTCTCACTGCGGCATGGAGAGGGGATAGTCTGACTGATGTAAAAATAACTGGTGGCATATTTGAGGGTACGGGGCTTGATAACACCACCGGGAACGGTCAGCTTCTTCTGTTGGTAAGCTGCCAGAGATGCATTATCGATGGTACAACATTCACTAAATCACCTAATGATGGGTTGCGTTTCATTACCAGCACCAGGTGCATAGCAAGCAATGTCATCTCGTATAACAACTTGTCAGTGGGAATTCAGGACCGTGACGGTGATTACAATAGCATCATCAGTTGTAAGTGCAGCGGAAACGGGAATACAGGGGTGGCTTCAAGCACAGGTGGACGAGGAATTTTAACCTGGCGCAGCTTCGGTACCAAAATCATTGGGTGCGATGCCTTCAACAACACTGAATATGGAATCCGAGCCTATTCACAGACCGGTGATTCAAGAGGGTCAACGCAGATCCTTATCTCTGATTGTCATGCTGGAGATAATACCAAGATTGATATTTATGTTTACAACGAAATTGGAAGCCTATCTGAGATTTTGGTATCTAATCCCATGGTACGCAGAACCACGCAGCCCGAGGGCGCAATAATTGCGTTGCAGGGTACTAGAGTAAGCTGCAATGGAGGAAGCGTAATCAAGTCTGGTGACAGGCTAACGGTGCCATGCTTTTCACTTTTTCAAACTGATAGCGCGGCAGTTCGTGGGGTTACGGTTGGTAATGTTGGGCAGCTTTTTAGCTTCTCATCAGCCAATAACTCACTCATAACCGGATTGATTGCCAACTGTGCAACTGTATGTGGTACCGCAGCAGGAAATGGAACCATGTATAAAGGTAACAGCTTCATTCACGGTGGGTCGGGCACTAGTGATGCAGCAATAGACGCAGGGACAGACCCTTGCAGCATAATTTCTAATGTTTTCACTGGGTTCTGGAGAAACATATCGTGGAACTCACAGAAAATGACCATCTCAGATAATGAAAGCAGCGGCACCACAGAGTTATCAATGAGAATGTTTGGAGACGGAATTGGAAATCTTTATATGGGACCAAATAGATGGGATGCTGCAAGCAATCCAGTGCTGCTAACAACACTACAAAAACAGGGTGGGCCATCCGCGGTTCCTGTATGGTATGCAGATGCAGTGCCCACCTCAACTGCATTAACTAATCCTGTTGGCTCAAGGGTGTTAAAAGCAACTCCGGTTGTTGGTCAGCCTAAAGGCTGGCTATGTACGACCTCCGGAGCACCAGGAACCTGGGTTGCCGAAAACAATCTCTGATTACCTAGCTCTATACACGGTGAAATAACCGTAAGAGTCAACCTTGGTAAACCCATTGAGCGGCTTATCCGACACTATGTGGTTAAAGCCGCTTTTACTCATCTCCTTATCAAACTGATCCTGATTACTCACTATTGTTACCTTTTTATCAGGTAGGCAATCTGTAAGACCATTCAGACGGTATGGGGCCGATATGAAGTAAATCGTTTCTCCGCTTAAAGCTACATTGCAATATGGTTTGTTATTTGAAAATGAATAATCTACCTTTCCGGCCTTATAAGTTACGATAGAGAGTGAGACTACTACAACGCAAACCGCAATTCCTAGCTCCTTATGTATCCTGCCTGCTACTATCATAACTGTAGTATAGACAAATGCCAGAACGGGAAGCGCCGGGTAAACATATCGAGGAACCTTGTAAGGAGCGAAAGTCATCACAAACAGCCACCAAATAATTGTTGATGATATGGCTATCAATATGAATGGCTTATTCATGTCAGCTTTTTTCCAGAGGAATGAAGCTACAACACATATAATGAATGCCCCGAATGCAAACCAGAAGTGTGGATGATATGTCCCAAGATCATGAAGAGTATTCACAGCCTTTAGCATGTTTTCATGAAGACTGTCAGATTTTGATAAAGCCTCATTCTGTCTAGATCCTCCAACGAAGAAGTAAGGAGGATAAATGGCGTATGCAACAATGCTGGTTGTCAGTGAAAATTTCAAGCATGTCAACGCAAGGTCTTTGTAGTTTTTATCACAGTTAAACATGGCATAAATCAACACCATGAGCATCACAATAAAAACATAAACCACTGAAAAATAACCAGTAAGAAGAGTAAAGACAGTAACAATTGAATAACAAATAATGAATTTGGTGCTAGGTAATACATTCCTCATATAGGCCATCGTCATGGACAGGAACGCCAAGGTCATGGTCTCCTGAAGCTGATACGGCCTGGCAAATATGGTGTTTGATATTGTCTCGTAGCATATGAACGCCACTATAACCGATGATATTGTCACCAAATGACTGCGCGACAGTTGATAGGCCATATGGCTGAATATCAACATAGAGGCAACAGACAAGACAATGTTAAGCTGAACAGCCCACAGCAATGTGAAGTAAAATTTATCGCTGGAAGTTCCTGTAAACCATATTCTCAGAAGTGAATAGTACAAATTGCTGTGTGGTGTATCTCTATTGAATACCCATAGGCTTTTTATGTCACCGAGCATCCCAGATATGGTTACATCATTAAACCACATCGCAGCCCTAAGCTGATCGCCTGTTAACTTTAATACATCCGGGAACGCTTTATCGAATCCGTAAGGATTGTACGCCGAGAGTATAAAGGACATGGACTCATCAACATGAAGTCCTTGCCGCATAAATAACCAGTACTCACGTAATAAAATCATCAAAATCATTAAAATGGCGTAAGACGCAATAACTCTTTTACCAGAAATCATTTTCTTCCCTTCAACACATATCTTGGTCGATTCTTAACTTCTACGTAGATCCTTCCTATATATTCACCAAGGACTCCAATCCCGATTAATTGAATGCCGCCCAGGAAAAGAATGGAAACCAGTAGAGAAGGATAGCCTCTGACAGCATTGCCAAAAGCAAGCGTATCAATAATCATCCACGCACCGTAGAGGAACGCCACGCCAGCAACCAGTAAACCTATGTAGGTCCACACGCGGAGAGGGAAGGTTGAGAAACTTGTGATACCTTCAAGGGCAAGGTTCCACAACTTCCAGCCATTGAATTTTGTACTCCCAGCAACGCGTTCTGCGCGGGCATATTCCACGACATCAGTGCGGCCGCCCACCCAGCTCAAAACACCCTTCATGAACAGGTTGCGTTCAGGCATGAGTTTGATGTTTTCGACCACCTCGCGAGACATCAGGCGGAAGTCACCAACGTTTTCCTCGATCTGCGGGTTACTGATTTTGTTGTGCAACTTATAGAACCATTCAGCGGTTTTGCGCTTCAGCCTGCCATCAGTGGAGCGGTCAGAGCGCTTGGCAAGAACCATGTCCGCACCAGCCTGCCACTTCTCAATCAGGTGCGGAATGACTTCGATAGGGTCCTGCAAATCTACATCAATCGGGATAATCGCTTCCCCGGTCGCGTGGTCAAGGCCGGCAAACAGAGCCGGCTCTTTACCAAAGTTACGAGTGAACGACAGCGGCACAACAAGCGGGTCTGCAACAGCAAGTGCGTTAATAATTGATTCTGTGGCGTCTTTGCTACCGTCATTTATGAAGACTATCTCAACTTCATGCTGCTGAAGTCCTTCAAATTCCCGAACCGTTTTATAAAAAATAGGTATCGCGTCTTCTTCGTTGAAGACCGGAACGACCAGAGAAATTTTCATTTCGCATCCCTAAAGACAATGAACTTTGAATAGATAAAACCGCACACCAGACTGATTGCGGAGAACACGATTAACGTGATGATAGGAGCCATGCCAGACTTATCAGCGCACCATCCAACAGCGGCGCTAAGCGTCCCCATAAAGCCAACGTAGAGCATGTAGCGCATGGTGGTAGTCGAGGACTTAAACGTGAACCTGGCGTTTGCAAAGAAGCTGAAAGACACCGCCACAACGAATCCGGCAAAGTTGCCAAGTGCCTGACCAGTATTGAATGCGTAGATGCAAACGGCGAACACCACCCAATGGATGAGTGTGTTGATAACACCTATTGATGTGTACTTGGCGAATAACTTTAACATTATAGAAATCAGTGAATTCGGAAAGGTCTGAAGTGTAGCACCACAAACGCTATTGATCGATACCGCCGATCGATAATACTGTATGTATATACAGTAACTATCGGAGGTGATTTATGGGATTCCCGAGCCCAGCTGCTGATTACGTTGAATCGCGCCTGTCACTTGATGAGGCGCTTATACAGAAACCAGCTGCCACGTACTACATGCGGGCGGGTGAGACTATCTACAGGTGCGGCATCATGAAAGATGCGCTCCTTGTCATCGATTCGTCGCTTAAGCCATGTGACGGCTCGCTGCTTATCTGTGACTGCAACGGTGAGTTCAAAGTAAAGAGATATCGCACATACCCGCAGCCGCATCTTGAGAATGTGGCGAATGGGAGAAAAGAGAGGTTACCAGGCAACGACGAGGGCATCAGCGGAGCGCTACCAATATTCGGGGTCATTACGTACATCATCAACGATGCGCGTTCTGGTGAGTTTGATGACTGCCCGGTGATGTGAGACAGAAATGGGACGCACAAAGCTTTGCATCGGTTTGCAAGGCTTTGCATGTTTTACCAAGATGGGACGTGTGAGCGCCGTAGTGATGGGGTAAGTTGTTGTTAGCTCAGGTGGTTCCAGGAACTTCTAAGCCGTAGGTCGTAGGTTCGAATCCTACAGGGCGTGCCATTAAATTTCACAGATTGCCGCCTGCGCGACGTCCTGCTGATTTTCTCCATGAAATACCCCTCGCGAAAGTAGCGTTAACGCACATTTTTCACAGCACAATTGACTGTTATAACAGTATTTTTCTTACCCTATGGCAATTTTGCTATTCCTCTACCATGCTCATATCACCTCACTCTTACTCGTGGGGCTTTTCGTAGTTGCTGATTAATCTCAAGGAAAAAGGTTATGAAAAAAACGACTGCTATTTTGATGGGCACTGCATTTCTGTTTACCACCAATACCTTTGCGGCTGAACTGCTGACGAAAAACGAGTTTGAGAAAGTGGAATCACAGTATGAAAAAATCGGTACGGTTAGCACTTCCAATGAAGTCTCGGTAGACGACGCGAAAAAAGAGCTGATCGAGAAAGCCGATAAAGAAGGTGCTGATGTTCTGGTGCTGACTTCCGGTAATACCAACAACAAAATTCACGGTACCGCCGATATTTTCAAGAAAAAATAA